CAATGTTATCACTTTGCATATACTTTATCCAATTTTTTCCACACTTTCTAGTTTGTACTTTTGTTACTTTAAACATTTTCATAATACTTATATTTTAATTACACTTATATTATCACATATAAACATAGTTTGTAACGTATTTTAAATACAAAATTATACCTTTTTACAATTTTATGTAATATATATTATATAAGTAATAAACTTAAGTTATTTTAAATATAATGTGATAAAACATATTATATACCAATAATAATGCAAACAGTAATAAAGCAATTGAATACATTGCGAATAAACATAGAATTATTCACTAATATAATAGTATTCAATACATATGTTTGCATATTATTTAATAAATAGCTATAATGATCACATATATAACAATGATTATAACGCGCTGATAAAAAATTAGTAGCAACAATAACGCAATTATACATGTATATATACGTAAACACTGCAAATAATGCAATATATGGCCGCATACGTTGTCAATATGGACTTTATATTAAGGTTTTATTGCTAAATGTGTAGCGTAACACATTTATTCTTTATATGAAATGATTAAAAAATACACATATGAACAGTAAACAAAAACACACTGTGTCGCCTTTGTATCGTAAGGATGCATGTTATTATAAGGTGAAGAAGCAGTATAAGGTATTTCCTAGTGCGTATGCATCTGGGGCTATAGCTAAGTGTAGAAAAAAAAATAGATAATGAAATTACCTAAGAACGGAGTAGCTAAAGAGATTCGCCATTATGTTGGCAGTTTGTTTATATTTTTATTAGTGATGTCAATTATATTTATTCTAATGAAATACCCAGTTCTAGATGCTAATAAGGAAGTGGTGATGATGCTGATTGGTACAATTAGTGCATCGATAGGGCTTGTAGTGAGTACTATTACAGGATCTAAGCCAGACGATATAAACGCAATGAAAGCAGCGTTAGATAAGAAAGACTTTCAGATTGATCAGTTAGTTGCTGCAAAGGATAACTTAGAAGCAATGATCATTAACTTACAGAAACAGATTCTTGAGAACCAGGATGATGTTATGGATAAGATTATACTTAAAGCAGCATTGGACTATGATGACAGAGATGCGGCTTTGAAAGCATTACAAAACAAACAATAATATGGCAACAAAAGTAACAGGTGATACTATAGCTTTAGGCACAGTAACACATTCGCATACAGATAGCTCTATTGCTAAGGTGGTAACACTCACGCAAGCGGCGTATGATGCGTTAGGTTCTTATGATGCATCGACATTATATATAACAACAGAATAATATGGGAATTTACTTAGGATCAATCGAACTTGGTGGTGGTGGCGGTGGTGCGGCTATTGGAGATTTAGCGCTAAAACCATCAGCTGCTGGAGCGAACCTCTATACAGATAGTAATGGATTTGTTTGGTTAAAAAGTGGTGTAGGCGAATCCGACCTAGATGCATACCCTTTATTACCAAAAGTATTGTTACCTGATGAAGAAACATCAGATGGAAGAAGATCTTTCTTAGGATATTCGGCAACTGTTATCTCTTCTAATTATGCTCCAACTAGGTTTGTTATAGATACTTTTAATGAATATACGTTTTTAACACGTGGAGATAGTCTAACCAGTCGCTATAGAGTACCTGTAACAACCGATACTGACGGTTATGTACAAAACCCATACCCTAACAAGGATAATACTACAGGGCAGCTTTGGGGCAATTCATCATATTCTAGTATCTACGATTACCAGTGGAACGGTTTCGGAACATTGCCTAAATCTGATGGTACAGATCATTGGTGTTTAATGCCTAATTTTACACCAACCGGCTCCAACGGTTTACCTCATAGAGATAACCATACAACTGTGCCTAACGCAGGAGGTGAACTAAGAATGTGGAAGCTGCAAAAAGTTACCGCTTCATCTGCGTCAGGTGCTGGCTCAAACAGTACTTATACATTTGACACTAATTCAGATATTATCCCCAGTGGTTCACCTTCATATATAGAAGTGCCTGATGGCTTTACAACCTGGAATGATGCTACTTACACGAATAGAATAGGGTGGCAATTTGCAGTTACAGATACACAGGTGCTTATAAATGTAAAACCGCTGAACGCGTCATATCACGCATATTATTATTATCACAACTATTCAGCCCCCTGGCAGGTGCATGCTTTTAATAAGTCAACTGGTGCTTGGGAAGGCAGAAAATATAAAAATTCATATGTTATAAATGACAACGGAGGAACAGGTTACTACTTATTGAAAGATGTTAATAAAACATCCCGCGATAGCTATAACTTCACCTGGATTAATGGGGATAAAACTATTGAAAAATATACTTCATCGCACCAGCGTGAAGCTGAGGGAATCGTTCCCCTTGTAACCTATGTCCATGGCTACGGTACTAATATTGAGACAGACTTACAAGGAAGAATAATGATATATTCGTCTAATCTTTTAACACAAGATCAATTACAAAACGCGACAGGTTCAGGCACCAATACAAATAGTGATCATAGCGCCGGAAATACAATAATGTATATTGAACAAGCTAGAGGCGTTAAAGAAATGTACGCTAGAGGAATTACTGAAGAAACAGCGTCGCAAGTAACTGGATCAAATGCTGGAACGGATGTAGGGCCTAAGCAAACAAGCGAATTACTAGAACAACCTTTATACATAAGAGCATTATAATTATGGCTATACTTAAACCTATTAAAAGTTTACCTTTTGTTCAAGAAGAGGAAAATATTGATACAAGCTTATGGTCGGATGAAGCTAAAGCAGAGAAAGCTAGAGAGTGGAGAGATAAAGAGCTATCTAATTCTGATTGGATAGCGTCTATACCAGATCACGGGTTACACGATTCTTATATGACATATAGACAAGCATTAAGGGACTGGCCCACTACAGAAGATTTTCCAGATACAAAACCAACATTGTAATGGCAGTAAGCAAAACTAAAAAAGGAGCAAATCTTAAACGTTGGTTTAAAGAAAAGTGGACCGACGAAAAAGGTAATCCTTGCGGTTCTGCTAAAAGAAAGGGTGTAAAGAAATGTCGCCCATCAGTTAGAATATCATCGGGTACCCCGGTTACTTGGGGTCAGATGAGTGCAGCTGAGAAAAAAAAGGCTGTAGCTGAAAAGAAAAGAACTGGTATGGGTAAACGTACCTCAAGTATAAGAAAAAAACGTAAAAAGAAATAATTATGGGTAAAAAAGGAACAACAGTAGTTCCATCGGTTATTAAGAAAATGGGTGGAAGAGCACAAGAGTTTAAAATGTTTTTAGGCAAAGGGCTTAAGAAATCACCAATGAAAAAATATAAAAAATAATATTATGTCAGAAGATAAAAAAGTAAAAGAAGTAAAGCCTGTAGCTAAACCCGCAGCAAAGCCTGCAGCTAAGCCATACGTAGACATTAGATAATGCCACAAAAATTATCTCCTGCGGCTCGTAAGAAAAAAGCGGCCCGTGACCTTGCATATGCTAAAACTCCCCGGCGTAGAGCTATGAAGGCGGAGAATCAAAAGAAAAGACGCTCGGCACTTAAGAGGGGGATAAATATAAAAGGTAAAGACTGGGACCACAACAAGGGTAAATTTGTTTCTGTTAAAGTCAACAGGGGTGGTTACGGCAAAGGAACAAAAAAATATAACACAAAATGAAACCATTTACTAATAAGTTTGCTAGCTGCGGTTGCGGGGGATCTCCTCTGGAACGCAAAAAGTCAAAAGCACCATCACGCAAAAAATCTAAAGGATATTACGCTAAAGTAAAATCTGGAAGTGGAACAGGCGGAAAAGCTGGTGGCGGTATGACAGCTAAAGGTGTAGCGAAGTATCGCAAAGATAACCCAGGGTCTAAACTTAAGACTGCGGTTACAACACCTCCTTCTAAACTTAAGAAGGGGAGCAAAGCAGCAAAAAGACGTAAATCATTTTGTGCTAGGTCCAAATCATGGACATCGGAGCGTGGTAGAGCAGCACGCCGTAAATGGAACTGCTAATATAACTTATATCAATTAAATTAAATTAAATTAAATAAAATGGCAATACAATTCGGATCGCCTAAGATAGTCAAGAAACTAAGTTTTAAACAAGAGGCTAAAGACGGACTTATATCAGGCATAAATAAACTAGCGGAAGCGGTAGGGAGCACCTTAGGTGCTTCTGGTCGCACCGTAGTATTAGAAGATGATTTCGGCAGCCCCCACGTTACAAAAGATGGGGTAACTGTTGCAAATTACATTAACTTAGAAGACCCTGTTGAAAATTTAGGGGTTACTATGTTAAAACAGGCGTCTCGACAAACAGCATCAAAAGCAGGTGACGGTACAACAACATCTACGGTTCTTGCGCAATCTATCATTAAAAACTATTTTGATAAAGACGCTGAATCGCATTCATTTAGAGACGTTAAGAATGGCATGGTGGCTTTTACAAAACACGCTGTGGATGTTCTAACTAAAAAAGGAGTTGCTGTAGATGACAAGAGACTAAACCACGTTTCTCGTATATCAGCAAACAACGATCCTGTATTAGGAGACTTTATCGCAGAAGCTTTTAAATTAGCGGGCGAGAATGGGGTGGTTACAATGGAAACCAGTCCAACAAATGAAACGTATATTGAATCTGTAGATGGGACTCATATTAAGTCTACATCGAAAAGTATGCATTTTCATACAAATAGAGAAAAAGAAATAAGTGAGCTAGAAAAGCCACTTGTATTTTTATGTTCGTCTGAGGTATCTAATATCAGACGCATACAAACAATATTAGAGTTTGCAATCAAGTCCAATAGATCGCTATTACTCATTGCCCCTTGCGACCAGCAAGTTGTTTCTGCATTAGCAATGAACCACGTAAAGGGCAATATTAAGTGCAATATTATCGATCCACCGTCGTTCGGACTAAAACGAAAGGATGTTCTGGATGATATTGCCCTTCTAACGGGTGCTACTGTTATCGACGAGAATCTAGGTGATTCTTTAGACAATATCACCCCTGAAGTGTTAGGGTCGGCTGATAAAGCCATTATAGATAATGACGGTACAACTTTAGCAATTGCTGAAGCACCAGACGGAGTAAATGAAAGAGTAGAGTATTTGCAATCGCAACTAGCTGAAGAAGATCACCACGTTATGCGACCACACATTGAAAGTAGATTAGCTATTTTAAATGGAGGCGTATCTATTGTATATGTAGGCGGTGATACTGAGGTTGAAGTGTCTGAGAAAAAAGACAGAGTTGATGATGCTATACACGCGGTTCGTGCGGCTAAGAAAGAAGGCATACTCCCAGGCGGAGGCGCCGCTTTATGTTTTTTAGCTTCTACACTGAATGTACCCGCTAAAAACGAAGGTGAACAACTAGGTATTGATATTATGAAAAAATCATTCCACTCACCGTTCGTTAAAATTTTAACCAATGCTGGTTTAGATCCTTCTGATTTTAAAGATCTAAGTAAGTGGGGTATGGGTGTTGACGTAACAGACGGTAAGATTAAAGACATGCGCAAAGCGGGTATTATCGATCCAGTGCTAGTTACAAAGTCTGCCTTGCAAAATGCAGTTTCTGTAGCAACGACTATATTATCAACTGATTGTGTAATTTCAAATATGAGAGAGAATGAAGGCAATAGGTAAATATATAATTGTTTCTGAAATAAAAGAAGACATAAAGAAAACTGAGGGCGGACTGTTACTTGCAGAAAACCACAGAGAAGATATAAGATACCGTACCGCTGACGTAAAGTCAGTGGGTACACGTGTCGAGGGTATAAAAGAAAACGATAAAATATATTACGATCGGCATGCTGGTCATAATATTGAAATTGGTAATGACGTGTTTAAAGTTATACAAGAGCAAGATGTTATTATAGTATTGTAATGGATAGAAGCGATTTTTTAGAACGAGGAGAACTAAAAGTTGATTTTCTTAAATACTATAGACTTGTTTCTCGTTGGGCTTGTAAAGAAAATAGTATATCAATTTCAGATTTAGAGTTATTGTTTTATTTAGACCCTATAAAATACTTTACAATAAAGGATTTTCAAAACGGTACGATGTATTATCATTGGGACCGGCAACGCTTTTATCGATTACAAAGAGAGGGCTGGGTAGAAAAGATACATAAAGGTAATGGTCGTTTAGGCGATCATAATAAATACAAGGTATCTATGCGCGGCAAGCGCCTTATTAATAGAATATATAAAATATTAATTGGACAAGAAGATATGCCTATTGATGCTAAACGCAGTAAAATAGGTAAACGCTCAACCTACGTAGATAAGGTATACGCGAATGCAATAACTAAATTTAACAAAGACAAACTATAAATGGCTAGAATATCAACGTACGGTCAAGACAGCACATTAAATAAGCTAGATAAGGTATTAGGTACTGATTCTGCTACCGGTGGAACTAAAAATTATACGCTAGAGTCAATACTAAATATAGCTAATGAAGAAAACTTAGTTGAAGTTTTTGATGGCGCAGCTTTTGAATTTCAAAACTATGTAGACCCAGCTGGAGACGTAAACGGGGTATTAAACTTAAACGCCGGAGCAGCCACTAATGCTAATTTTAGCGCAATAAATATTTTATATATTAGTGTTAATGATAAATCTGGGAACTCATTAAGAGAATATTTAGAGAATGCTGATAATGATTTTATTAAAATCAGTAAAACAGATAATCTAAACCAGTTTGGTATTTATGAAGTTACAAGCATTGAGGACTACGGCGATAATAAATATAAAAAGCTTACATTAACGCCAAGAGGCACAAATGGCACCTTAACAGTTGGCACAAAATACTTTGTAGCGAATTATTCTGCGTTGTATGATCAAGATTTTTCTGATGATTCTGTTACTGAATTTAGTGATGTAAGCAATGCTGGTTCTGGAGAAATTATTACAACCATTGAAAGGGGGCAATTAGAAAGCTTAAATGCAAATGCTTTAGTTCACAATGATGTTGTTGACAATGTAACTTCGATGGCAACAGACGTGCCTTTATCTGCCAACCAAGGTAGAATATTAAAAAGCCTAATTGATGCAATCAATACGCTTTTAACAAGTGATAATATTGATCTTGATACATTGCAGGAGGTTGTAGATTATATTGAAGCTAATAAAGAAACATTAGATGCTTTAAGTATATCTAGTATTGCAGGGCTTCAAGATGCTTTAGATTTAAAACAAAACACTGAAGCTGGTAAAGGTTTATCTGCAAATGATTTTACAGATGTATTGCTAGCTAAGTTAAACGGTATTGCGGAAAATGCAGAAGTTAATGTTAATGCTAATTGGTCTGCTACTTCAGGTGATGCGTTCATTGAGAACAAACCAACTGATTTAACTAATCTAAGTATTCATGATGTAACCGAACTACGCGATATTACGAGCGCAGGTTCTGGTGCTATTATAACTGGCACTGAAAGAACGAAGCTAACTGGAATAGAAGCAGGGGCGGAAGTGAATGTAAATGCTGACTGGAATGCCACAGGCGGCGATGCTCAAATATTAAATAAGCCAGCCCTTGCACCCAGCAGTGCTGAAGCAAATGTTCAATCAAATTGGAATGAATCAGATAGTAATTCAGATGCGTTCATACAGAACAAACCAACAGATGTAACTGATATAAGCTTATACAATGTAGTAGACTTAGGAGATGTTTCAAGTGCTGGGTCTGGTGAGATTATAACAGCAGATGAAAGAACAAAACTAGAAGGAATTGAAGAAGGTGCTGAGGTTAATATAAAACCGGATTGGAACGCTGCCTTAGGAGATGATGCTGAAATACTAAATAAACCTAATGTTGCTTTAAGCACTACTACAATAGAAGTTCAAGGCACAACTAATGAAATAGAGGTATCTCCGGTTGGGGCACAAGATTTATCTGCTAATAGAACTTTTACCGTTGGATTACCAAATGATGTTACAGTAGGACAAGACCTTACCGTAACAAGAGATGCTACGGTAACTGAAAATTTAGCTGTTGGGGATACTATTGAGCTTTTAAATAATCAAACAACAACGCCTACTTTTAATAATGGTATATATTATACCACAGAAGGCACACATGATACATTACATTTTAGGTACCATGGGCATGACATAAGTATTGATAAATTTACAGAAGTATTACCTTCCGGTATTTTAAATGGTGGTGAGCTATCTACAACAGCAGGATCAACTACATTTACTATTGCCGCAGGTAATGGTATAATAAACGATTTAAATAAATCAGCCGGATCAAAACCACATCCAGAAATTATAAATATAGAGTGGTCTGCACAGACTATTACAGTATTTAATTTAGATTCTAATAATTCAGATCAATTAAATGCTTGGGTATACATAGATAACACTGGAACAGTGCGACAACAAGCGGGTGCATTCACAGAAGCGCAGTTTAGAACACATATACCAGTAGGG